TAGCTCCCAGGCCGCAACATGCTGACCCTCGTCAAACTTCATCTGCTTCGGATATCCCATTTACTGTCCCTCGCTCGATTAGTCCGTATGCCAATCGCATACGGGTGCTAGGGTAGAGGGGGCTGGTGAGTTTGTCAATCTGAGCGGGCAATTCTGGCAACCGGAGCAACGGGAGCAACGGCGGCAACGGGAGCAACGCGGTGGGTGGCGGGCGGGCGGGCGGCCGTGGGGCTGAAGGGCTGAAGGGCTGATTGGCGGACCCCACCTCTCACGTACATACAGACAAACAGGCACTTTCGGCAATTCCTCCACACACTCTCCATGATCTTCAGCCCCACCCCCCCATCTTCCAAAAAAAAAAATATATAACTGCCTGGTTGTAAAGATGCCTGGTTGTGCGAGAGAATAAAAGGGACCATGGGGCTGGGATTGTCTGATTGCCTGCAATAGGGCCTAGGCCCGCCAATCAGGCCCGCAGCCCTTCAGGCCCGCAGCCCCATCATGCGCCCATGCCCATATGGTCCCACACTATGCCCTCATACTATGGCACTATGGCCTGCTCTGCTCCCGCTCCCGCCCGGCGGCTGATCCCGTCTATCCCATAAACACGGTATTCCCACCCGCCCAGGCTCGTGTACACTACGCCTTGTCGGTCGGGCAATCGTGCCCACCGCAAACAGAGCGGCGCAAACAGAGCGCCGCAAACAGAGGAACACAAATGTCCAAGTCCACCATTACCTTCGACGGCTCTACCCTCGTTTTCCACACTCCCCAGGGCTATCCCGAATTCACCTTCTCCCTCGACGATATCCACGACTCCCTGCGAGAAGCCGTCTTCGCCTACGGCGCGAAGCAGATACTCGCCGACGCAGGCGCGGTCGGCCGTTCCGTCCCCTCGGAGGAGCGGCTGAACCGTATGGAAAAACGAGCCCGGGGGCTACGCGACGGCTCCTGGGCATTCCGCGACGGTTTCGGCACGCCGAAGGCAGACGCCAACTATCTCATCCAGTTCGATTGCCTCGCCGAAGCCTCTATCATCCCAGGCGATGACGCATCCCGCGCGGCTTGGAAGGCTATGAAGCCCGCCGACCGACGGGCAGTGTGGGAATCCGACCTCGCCTCTCCCGCTCGCACCATCTACGCCGCTCGCGCTGCTTCCCGCCCCGCCGCTCGTGCTAAGGACGTAAGCGCCCTCCTCGCCCGACTCGGGGTGGCGCACGCCTAGTCCAGCCTAGCAACAACAAGGGCCCGCCGCGTGCGGGCTTTTTTATTGCCTTGACGCCGAAGCGAGGGGGGGGTATCAGAGGGAAGGGACTCCTACGTCTACTTCTACCTTTACGCCTATCCCCTCAGTGGCCTTCAGTGGCCCTCAGTGGCCCTCAGTAGCGCTCAGCGCCCCTCAAAACCAGAAGGAACCCTCCTCCTTGCTTCGCGCAGGAAGGGGAGGTAGAGTGCAGGCGAGGAAGGAAGGGAGGGAAGATGCCCGCCATTACCCGCATTAACTACACGCACGACGCCCTGATCGACGCCATCGTGACAAACCCGGAGAAGACGCAGCGCGAATTCGCTGCGATCTTCGGGTACACCGAGTCGCACTTGTCGATCATCATGAACAGCGACGCTTTCCAGGAAAAGCTCTGCTCCCGGAAGGAAGAGATCGTCAACCCCATCCTGCGGGCGACGATCGAAGACAGGATGAAGGCTCTAGTCCAGCGCTCGACTGAAATCCTACTCGATCGCCTCGCTATTGACCCGGACCCGCGCCTCGCCCTCAAAGCGCTGGAAGTGACCAGCCGCTCCTTGGGCTATGGGGCGAAGGCCCCGCAGACCTCTGTCCAAGTAAATGTTGCCCCTGTCGCTGTTGTGCCCGCAAAGGAACTGTCCGCCGATACGTGGATGCAGTCCTATTCCCCCGGGGCCGCCCCCCAACACACTTTTGACTCCACTGACGCCCTTTAAGAAGGAAACGCCATGCTTCACCCGAATCAGAACTACAACAGCTTTATCACTGTTACGCCTGACAATGCTCCCGTTGCGGGTGTTGTCTGCGACGCCCTTTATATCGGCGGAGCAGGGACGCTCGCCCTAAGCCCGGACCTCATAACCCCGGCGGTCTCTTTCACTGTTACAGCCGGCCAAGTACTTCCCATCGTCCTCCGGGGCGGGCGGGTACTTGCCACCGGCACTACAGCTACCGGCATCATCGCCCTGCAGTAGCGTGGCTGAGCCGCAGCGCCCAGTCGTCTGGAAGCCCCAGCCGGGGCCTCAGACAGCTCTTGTCGCCTGCCCTGTTTTCGAAGTCTTCTACGGCGGTGCTAGGGGAGGCGGGAAGACGGACGGGATGCTGGGCGACTGGCTAGAGCACCAGCAAACATGGGGGCGGGGAGCAATCGGCGTCTTTTTTCGCCGGACCCTCCCGCAGCTTTCAGAGGTGATCGCACGGGCGCACGAGCTTTTTGTTCCCCTTGGGGCGAAGTGGAACGAGCAGAAGAAGCGCTTTCTCTTTCCCAATGGCGCCCGGCTGATGTTCCGCTTCCTCGAAAAGGACCGGGACGCTGAGAACTACCAAGGCCACTCCTACACGCGGGTTTATATCGAAGAGGCGACTAACTTCCCCTCGCCCGCGCCGATTGACAAGCTTCGTGCTACGCTTCGCAGCACGAGGGTTCCGCAATCTGCCTGGGGGCTTCGGCTGACAGGCAACCCTGGAGGCCCAGGCCACTCGTGGGTAAAGCGACGCTATATCGAGCCCAACGCAGCGGGCTACCAGATCATCCGGGAAAGTTTTACTAACCCCTTCACGAAACAGTCAATCGAGATCGAGCGGGTCTTCATCCCCGCGAAGCTGTCCGACAACCGCCTCCTGATGGAAGGCAATCCGATGTACGCGGCGCAGCTACAGCAGGCAGGCTCTAAGCAGCTTGTCCAAGCTTGGCTGATGGGTCTTTGGGACATTATCGACGGCGCCTTCTTCGCAGAGTTTAACCCCTTCGTACATGTCCTAGATGATGACATCCTCTTCCGAATTCCTAAGCACTCGCTTGTTTTCCGTGCCTTTGACTGGGGCTACGCAAAGCCCTTCAGTTGTGGATGGTACGCTGTGGCTGATGGAACCTGGGGCCCTGACGGCCGTCCTCCTCTGCCGCGGGGCAGCCTCGTTAAAATTAAAGAGTGGTACGGCTGCACCGGCAGGCCGAACGAGGGCATCCGTCTTGATGCTGCGATGGTCGGAGAGGGCGTTAAGCAGCGCGACATGGACCTCTTCAAAGAATTCGGGCTTAAAGTCAAGTACGGCCTCGCTGACCCCTCTATCTTTACCCAGGATGGAGGCCCTTCCTTGGCGCAGCAAATGGCGAAGCATGTCACTTGGGGGCGAGCAGATAACAAGCGCATCAACGGCTGGCAGGCAGTTCGTCGCAGGCTTGTCGGCCTGGGAACGCCCGAAGCGCCGCTTCCGACCCTTTACTTCTTGGAATGCTGCCAGGATACAATAAGAACCCTCCCCTTGCTGCAGCACGATGATAAGAACGTTGAAGACTTGGACACGGATGGCGAAGACCACGCAGCGGACGAAACCCGCTACGCCTGCACCAGTTTTCCGTGGACAGTTGACGCCCGGAAAGAAGAAAAGATAAACTTTGCCGACGCCCAAGCTTACCCGACCATCAACCAACTGTTGTCGAAAGCTAGGGCTAAACGGCTAGAACTGGCCTCCCGGTAAGGGAAAGGACGAAAATGGCAACTGAAGAGCTGAAAGCAAGGAAGTGGCTGGATAAGGTCCAAAGTCGGCAGAAAAAGCTGCGGCAGAAGTGGCTGGACGACGCCGACAGGGTGGTGAAGATCTACGAGGCGGAAAACTGCGCCGATTACCCCTTCAACATCCTGTACAGTAACACGGAAACCATTCTCCCTTCTGTTTACAACAGCACTCCCCGCCCGGAAGTTGCCCGGCGGTGGACTTCCCTAGCGGAAGAGGATAAAAAGCTCGATAACGCTGTCGCTTCAACGGTCGAGCGGGCGCTTGAATACTTCGCCGACACCAACCAGGCGGAATACGAGACCTACAGCGAGGCTGTAAAGAATGCCGTTCGTAGCTGGCTTGTGCCCGGCCTGGGCCAAGCTAGGGTAAAGTTCCACAAAGAGGGTAACTACGAGGTAGTCTGCTTTGATTCGGTCTCCTACGACCGCTTTGTGTGGGGCTACGCCAGGAAGTGGAAGCACGTTCCTTGGATCGCCTTCGGCCATGACCTGCAAAAGTCCGAGTTTGAGGGTACTTACCCGGAGTTTTGCAAGACGAAGGAGTATGAGGACTTCAACTGGGAGGCCCTTGAAAAAGACGGGGAGACCGCGGAGGAAGGGCAGGAAGAGAAGGCGAAGCAGGGCGTTCTTGTCTGGGAGATTTGGGACTACGGCAGCCGTACAGTTCGGCATGTCTGCGATCGCTGGGATAATTTTCTCTTGGAAGAGGATTACCCGGAGAAGATGACGAGCCGCTTCCCCTGCCCGAAGCCCTTGATGTTCTTGCAAAAGTTCAAGGACGCGATCCCAGTCCCCTCGTATAAGTTCTACGAGAAGCAAGCAGAGGAGCTAAACCTCCTTTCCCGCCGCATCATCAAGGTCGAGCGGGCTCTTCGGGTTCGTGGCTTCTACTCGGGCGGGAATGAGGATATGCAAGCCCTCTTCCAGCAGGACGACGACACAATCCTGTACCCGACGAGCGAAGCTCTCATGCAGGACGGTGTTGATAAGCATATCTGGATAATGCCTCTTGATATGCTTGTCTCTTCCCTTCAGGCCCTTTACCAAGCGCGGGAAGCCTGCAAGGCGACTATCTTTGAAATCCTCGGTATCGGGGACATTCTCCGAGGGGTTTCTGACCCGAACGAGACAGCGAAAGCGCAGCAGATCAAGAACAACTGGGGCGGGCTGCGCATTAAGAAGGGCCAGCGCGATGTGCAGGACTTCTGCCTCGAACTGTTTCGAATTGGTGCAGAGTTTTCTTTCTCCTACTGCTCGCCCGCCACTTTTGCATCGATTACAAAGCTGCCCTACCTTTTCGACGATCAAAAATCTGCGATTCAGGCGCAGATGCAGCAGTTTCAAGTGCAGCAAATGCAGGTTCAGGAGCAGGCTCAGGCGCAAGGGCAGCAGCCCCCGCAGATGCAGCCCCCTGTCCCTCCCGAAATGTTAAGGCGGGCTTCCCTGCCTACCTGGGAGCAGATTATTAAGGTGATGCGGGATAGCTTCGAGCGAAGCTACAGAATTGACATTGAGACGAACAGCACTGTTGATTTGGAGTCTACTGAAGACAAAGCGGACATGGCTGAGTTTATGAACGCTTTTGGTCAAATGACTTCTGGCTTTGAGAAGCTCCTTGGCAGCGGGCAGATGCCTTTTGAGGCTTTCAAGGAGGTAATGTCCGAGGCGTTCCGGCGTTTCCGGTTTGGTAGGAGGGTGCAAGAAGCCCTGGACATGATGCAGCCGCCGCAGCAACAGGCTAACCCTGACCAAATCAGGAAGCAAGTTGAACAGGAAATGCAGTCAAAGGTGGATAAGGCGCAGGCTGATGGTGCCCGGCAGATGCTGAAGCTGCAGGAACAAATGACTAGGATGGCAGGCGATATTGAGCAGCTACAGACGAAGCTGCTGCTGAAAGATCAGGAGTTTGCCGGGCGGGAAAACCAGCTTAAAGCGGACTACCAGGGCAAGCAGCTCTTAGCGAAGGACCAGCATAGCCGCCAACTGCAGCAGAAAGATATGCAGCTTTTGCAGGCGCAAATGCAGCAGATGTTTAAGGACTTTGCGGCGCAGATTGCACAAACTGTCCAGCAGGCTAGGCATGACGAGGAGAAGCGGGAAATGGACCTGTCGCAGCGGCAAGAGCGGCTGGAAGAGATGCAAGAACAAGGAGCTCCGAATGCCGCTGTATGACTACCGCTGCCCGGAGTGCGGGCAAGTTAAGGAATTCTTCGTCAAAAGCTCTGACGTTGAAGCTATTGGCTTCTTTCACTGCGCAGTGCAGATGGAGCGGCAAATCAGCGCCCCGCGTATTGCCCCTGACTACGCCCCGTACAACTGCCCGATTACGGGGAAAGAGATCAGAGGCAGGCGGGAACATTTGGAGAACCTTAAAAAGCATAGCTGTCGCGTCCTGGAGCCCGGAGAGACAGAGCAATTCAAAAAGAATACTGCAAAGAGGCAGCAAGACTTTGACAGGGCCGTAGAAAAAACGATAGATCAGGCGGCCCGAGACTTGGGTCTTAACGCTTAACCACGAAAGGCGGCGAAAATGGAAGACGAAGTTTCCTTGGATATGGACGCAGCGCAGGCTGCGATGGACAACGAATTTGGCAGCGGCGACACGGGCGGCGACAAAGACCCCCTCCCTTTGGAGACGCAAGAGTCAGCCGCTGCCACCCCTTCGGCCCAAGCTGGGGCGCAGCCCACTGCGACTCCGCTGACTACTCCCCCGGGCGCACAGCCCCCGGCTTGGGCCACCCCTCCGAAGAGCTGGAAGAAAGACTACCACTCCCATTACCAGGGACTGGCCGATCCCGTCAAGCAGTACCTGCACGAGAGGGAAAAGCAAGCTCTTGACGGGATTATGCACTACAAGACGCAGGTAGACCCCTACGAGAGGATGGCTTCGCAGTACAAGCCTTTCTTGGAGCAAGCTGGGGCTTCGATGCCTGAAGTAGCCGAAAGTATGCTGCGGGCGCATATTGCCCTCACTTACGGCGACGACCAGAGCAAAGCTCAGTTCCTGCACCAGCTAATTGAGGGCTACGGCCTGCAGCCTTTGCTGCAGCAGATGTATGGAATGCAGCAAGTTCAGGAGCAGCAGGGGCAAGGTCAGTTCGACCCTAGCGTTATGACAAACTACCTGCGGCAGTACCACGAGCAAGCGATTGCGCCGATTGCTGCCCGCGTTTCTGCTTGGGAGAAGGCACAGGAGCAGGAGAAGTTTGCAGCCTCGCAAAAGGAGGTTGACTCTTTTTTTGCTGACCCGCAGAATAAGCATGCCGCGGAGGTCGGTCCTGACATGGTCGACCTTATGAAGAATGGAATCGCAACCACTCTGAAAGACGCGTATGAGAAAGCGTGCCACTTGAATCCTACCGTGCGAGCAAAGCTCATGCAGGAGGCAATTGAAGCGGCTACAAAATCTCCCGCCCGTCCGCCGCGAAATGTCCGCTCCGGCCAGACCCCGCCCGCTTCGACAAAGCAAGATGATGCGGGTCAGGATATGGAAGCGACGATGCGCGAAACCCTTCGCTCCATCAACAATCGCTAAACTGGAGGAGGCTTAAATGCCTAGCCCAAATTCAGTCTTTACGGAACTGGTCACGACGACCTTCCGTAAGCATCGTAAGACCCTGTCCGATAACGTCAGCCGTAACAACGCCATGCTCCGCTATCTGGAGCGCAAAAAGAAGATGCGCACCGAAGATGGCGGCCTCACGATCGCCATTCCTCTGGAGTACGCCGAGAACTCGACGTACCAGCGCTACAGCGGCTTCGACGTGCTGAACGTCGCGCAGTCGGACGTAATGACTGCGGCAGAGTATCAATGGCGGCAGATTGCTGTCAACGTGGTTGCGAGTGGCCGGGAACTGCGCATTAACAAGGGCGAGAGCCAAATTATCAAGCTCTCTAAGTCGCGCCTGAAAAACGCGATGAACACCTATAAAAACCAGTTTTCCGCCGATATGTATTCGGACGGTTCTTTGGCTAACCAGGTAAACGGCATTCAATCCCTTGTGGCGGACGCTGGCACTGGCACTGTCGGGGGCATTGATAGCTCGACTTGGAGCTTCTGGCGTAACGTCGTGCAAAGTGCAGCGGCCCCGCTCCAGGGTGGTGGCGCCATTGTTCCTGGCCCGACGACCATTGAATCGCTGATGCTTCCGCTTTACCTCGAACTCTGCCGGGGTAACGATCAGCCTGACTTGATCGTCGCCTCGAACGACTACTTCTCTTTCTACGAGCAGTCGCAGACCTCCATCAAGCGGTACACGAATGATGGCGGCAGTGCGGGCGAGGCTGCGGGCGGCTTTATCAGCCTGAAGTACAAGACGGCGGACGTAATCTTCGACGGCAACTCGGGCATCCCGGGCAGCCGGATGTACTTCCTCAATACGGACTATCTGGAAGTCGTCTCGCACACTGATGCTGACATGACCGTCCAAGAGGAGACCAAGCCCTACAACCAAGACGCTGTGGTGATCCCCATTCTTTGGATGGGCAACCTTACGATCAGCAATCGTCGCCTGCAAGGCGTGCTGCGTCCGTAATTCCACAATATCCACGGATAATGTGGGACTAAAAGGAGAACTGAAATGCCAGGTTTTGCTGCATCTGACGTTATCGGCTACGTGCCGATGACTTCGTTTTACCAACTCGATACCGTCCCAGGCGGTGATGGGACTTCGCAGATCACCAGCCCCCAGGGTCAGATCCTTATGGGTCAAGACCCTTGGTGGGGTGGTGGTGAATTCATCCGCTGCCGGGCCAACGGCACCATCCGCCAGTTTGGTCTCGTAGTGATTAGTCCGACCTTCAACACCGCTGCCCCCGCGTTCGGCCAGTATGAGTACCTCGTTACCGAAGCTCCAGCAACGGCGAACTTGGGTCGTGCCCTGGGCGTGGCGATGCGGAATGCGACGGCAGGCCAGTACGTCTGGGTCCAAATCGGTGGTGTGACTCCGGTAAACTGCAACGCTTCGGTGGCAGCCGACACTACTTTCGGTATTGCTGCCGTAGGTCAGGGTGGCGCGAACGTGGCGGGTCGGCAGGTGCTGAATGCTCGGGTCGTTGCAGCCGGTACGGCTACGGTTGTTAAGCCAGGTTGCCGCGCTCCGGCAAGTTCGACGCTCTTGGAAGTGCCAAATGCAGACGGCTGGTTCCCGGGCGTCTTCCTGTCCGGCACCGGGATCGCGGCTGCGACGCAGGTCGTTCAAATCGACATTAGCGGCCGCACTGTGACTCTGAACAATGCAACCACGGCAGCGGTGAACGGAAACGTTACTGCGACGTATAACAACGGCACGATTCACTACAACGTAGCGTACCTGAATCGGCCGTTTGCCCAAGGCGCCATTACCTAACGGGCAGAGCTATGACCGAGCAAGAAGCGCGCGCCATTTTTGTAGCCGTAGCTCAGACGAACGGGCACCCTGACCCGGCAGGATGGGCAGAAACGGCAGTGCAAAACTGGGCAGACCCTTCGACCCCGCATCCGTACTTGGCTGCTGAGGATCGAATAAAGTAGGGTGAGTTAGCCCTCCCTGGTTGCCGCGCCGGGGAGGGCCTTTTGCCCCTTCGGGGGCTCTTTTTCTAGGAGGGGAATGCAATGAGCCAGGTAAACGACGTTCGTCCGCCTTACGTTGAGTTTCAGATGCGCGCCGTCGAAGATCGTTCGGAGAGTTTGAAGCAAGGTCGGTATATGACCAAGGATGTACCGTTTATCATCCTTGTCCCGCATGGATCGGAGGGAAAGCAGCGAATTGAGCAGGAGTATGAAGTTTGGCTGCAGAAGATTAAACCGATGACTGGCCCGAAAGGGGGCTCCTACGACGGGCACTATGAGGTAGCGTCCCGCTTCAACCCGGACTGGGTTCAAAAGATTGAGACGCAGTTCAGGCTTTGGAAAGAGGGCGAGCAGTTCGAGGTAGAAGGGACGCACCTGCGCAATTGGCCCGCAATCAGCCCGGCACAGTTGAAAAACTGCCTCGACATGCATCTGCTCACGGTGGAGCAGCTTGCAAATGCTGCGGATGATACCGTCGAGCGCCTGGGGATGGGTGGCTACACCCTTCGACAGCGTGCCCGAGATTGGCTTGCTGCCCAGGGTGGAGGCTCGGCCAAGACTGCAATCGAGATGGAAAACCTCCGGGCGGAAGTGGCTTCCAGGGATGTAACCATTTCTTCGATGAAAGAGCAGCTAGAAGCCCTTCAACGGCAGATTAACGCTTTGCAAGTTTCTCAGGCGTAGGCGTAGGCGTAGGCGTAGGAGTAAAAATGGCTATCGGGACGCTGCTATCAGTAGTAAGTGACTTCTGTGCGAGGTCTGGCTACAGCATCCCGCAGGCCATTGTTTCTATCTCAGACCCGGCTGCGATTCAGTATAAGAGCTTACTGGAGGCAGTCGGGAAAGAGATCACCACTCGCTGGCTGATGCAGGCGCAGAAGCGAACAGCGACTTGGACGGTGACGGCTGCGACGGAGGATCAGGGCAGCTTGTACGAGCGTACAGGGGACGATTTCGAGTCTATCCGAAAGGATACTGTCTACAACCTCACCCTTCGTCGGCCGGTGTTCGGCCCGATCAGTGATGAGGATTACCAAATCTACCGGGCGGTTGTCAACCTGGGGCCTTTTCAAAGACTTCGCATCGCTGGGGATAGGATCAGCATCCTCCCAGCCCCGGCAGTTGGACAGCAGATCTCTTTCATCTGGCGCTCGAAAAACTGGATTTGCCGCCAGTCTAATGGCACACTGACTGATCGTTTTTCGGCAGACCAGGATACCATCCTTTTCGACGATGAGTTGATGATCCTTGGTTTGAAGGCTTTTTTCAAGAGGGAAAAGGGCCTTAGTTACGCCGAAGATCTGAGGGCTTTTGAGGCGATGGCAGCAGATAAAGCTTCCCGCGATGGGGTGAAGCCTACCCTTTCCCTCTCAGGGGAAGGACAAGATTCCCTTCGCCCGGGAGTCCTTGTCCCGTCTGGTAACTGGCCTGTGTAATGCGTAAGCCTCTGCGCGAATCCCAGGACTCTGCAGGCCGGCTGTCAGAGCTGACCAACGTCTCCGCCCCTGTCAAGGGGTGGAACACTATCCAGCCTGTGTCTAATGCTGACCCGGAGTCAGCCTTCACTATTGACAATGGGTATATCACGTCAGCGGGCGTCCAAATGCGTCCGGGCTCTGTCGACTGGTCTACAGGCTATGCTAGTCCAGTTGAAACGATTATGCCCTTCCGAGCGTTTACCGCGGCAGGCGGGAAGCTTTTCGTCGCAACAGCGAACGGCATCTTCGACGCTACGACGCAGGGTGCAGTTGGCGCAGCCGTGCAAGCGACGACGAACGGCCGTTTCTCTTTCGCCAACTTCTCAAACAGCGCTGGGCAGTGGCTGATCTGCGTCAACGGCACAGACGATATGAGGCAGTTCAACGGAACTGCTTGGTCGTCTGTAGCGAATCTTTCGGCTGGCTTTAACACCAACACCCTTATCAGGGTACTGGTCTACAAGAACCGCCTCTACTTCGTGCCGAAAGACTTGCGCGAATTTTGGTATCTTCCAACGGGGACAGTTACTGGCACTGCGCAGAGATTTCAAGTGGGCCAAGACTTGTTGCTTGGCGGGTCGATTATTGCTGCCGATACTTGGACGGTTGATGCTGGCAGTGGCTTAGACGACTACATTGTTTTCCTCACTACTGAAGGGGAGATGGTCGTCTACAGCGGGGATGACCCTTCTTCCGCTACTAGCTGGAACCGCAAAGGTGTGTACAGGATAGGGCGCCCTCTTGGTGGCCGCTCTACGCTGAAAGTGGCCGGGGACTTGTTCATCTTGACTGAAAACGGCCTGTTCAGTCTTTCTGACTTGATGCAATCAAGTGTGGTGGAGCGCACCGACGCCCTCTCTTACAACATCGAAACTCAAATCAGCGCGGCAGCTAAGTCGGCAGGGGTGAATACGTTTGGCTGGGCTTTGGAGCACGACCGGACGAATAACTTAATCTTCGTCAATGTCCCGGGCGTAAGGGAAAATGTACAGTATGTCCTCTCCCTTCAAAGTACAGGGTGGAGTAGCTTCAGCGCTTGGAATGCGAGATGCTGGGGCTCTTACGGAGGGGAAGTTTACTTCGGGGCCAGCAACAAAGTTGTAAAGGCTATGACTGGTACTGTCGATAGTGGAGGGGCGGCTATTACAGCGACTTGGCAGCCCGCCTTCAGCTACTTGGGGTCTCCCGGTCTGGTTAAGCATTTGAAGGGGATTCGCCCTACTTTTTTGGCAGAAGGTTCTTTTAACTACCTTGTCGCCATTAACGTTGATTTTGACCTTACAGCCCCTGCAGGGGCGGTATCAAGCCGTGCGGCGCCAATCAGCAGGTGGGACACAGCGATTTGGAATCAGGCGTTTTGGAGCGCTACCTTAGGAGTTAAGAGGGACTGGAACTGGGTGCAAGCAAAGCCTGGCTTCTGCCTCTCTCCAATTTTTAAGATTAGCTCCACAACCACCCTTCCTACGCTGGTTTCAATTGACTATCTTTTTGACAAAGGTGACGGAGTCTTCTAATGGCATGGCAACCAAATCAGGCGCAACAAGCAACCCTTGCTGGGATTGGGGGGAGTCAAGCTCCGCAGGCACAACCGCAGCAGCAGCAGGGGCTTCTCCCTCTGGTGGGTGCCCCTGCGAGCGGTGCGAACTCTGGCGGGCAGGCGCGGCCGGCGGTGTGGCAGGGATCGCAAGAGGAGTGGCAGAACAACCCTAATGCGCTGGGCGGTGCGCCTAACGGTCAAGGGTGGAGGGGTTTGGGCTTTGGTACTAACTTTCCCCGCCTCGCTCCGAATGACTGGAGGTTGGGCAGCGATCCGCAAGCACAACAAGGTCTGCGCGACTACATGACTACCGTGGAGAACTCCCTTCAGGGTGTCAAGCTTCCGCCCGAAGAAGAAGCTGCCTACAGGCAGTTTTACGCCCCGCCAGGAAAAGGTGTGGGCATGCCTGCCCCGCAGGAGCCGGGTATGCCTGCTCCGGGCACTGTCGGCCATCAGGTGCTGCCGGGAGGGCAGGGCATCCCTATGGGCGGCAACCCCTTCGCTGGCCTGCCGCCAGCCAGCGGCGGAGCCCCGATGTTTGAGGATGATCCTTTTCGCATGGTGTATACGGGGGGTACTCCTAACTTTGATGAGACTACAGGCCAGTTCCGCACTCCCCTTCCGATGGGTGCAGGTAAGTTTCCGATGACTGGTCGGCTGCCCCCAGATGGTATGGCAACAATACCTGGGCGGAGGAGAGGCTTTGGCAGGTTTAGGCGTGGTGGGATGGGCAGGTTTGGTCCGATGGGTGGGCTGATGGGTGCGCCGGACCTGGGCCAAATGAACCTACCTCAGCCGATGCCGCGGGTGTTCCAGAGCGGAATGGGTTCTCCTTTGGAAGCTCCGACTGACAACCCCTTCATGCAGGAAATGGGGGATATGGGCGCAAGAGGGCAGCTTATTCGGATGTTGATGAGCCAGTTCTAACTTACTTGTTGACAGGTAAAGCAAGCAGAGGCATACTCCCTCTCTAGGGGCGACACCTCTGCTTGTCTTTTGAGGAAGCCCCTATGACCCCTCCGCAGCAACAGCAGCAACAGCCGCAAGCACCTATCGACCCTTACAGTCGGCATATTAGGGTTGGTGAGGGGACAATCCCCTCTTTTCGGGCTAGTAGCTTTTCGCCTTCAGGCGGGGGCGTCACGCTTAATGACGTTCGGACTTATTTCCCTAATTGGGACTGGCTCAACCCCAACAACTTCCAATTTGGCGGGGATGCTCAAAATAGCTTGTCGCTGAAGCTCAAGACCGGCAAGAAAGAAGCTTCTTATATCCACTTCAACCGGGACGGGGACTGGTGGGTGCCGGAAAAAGTCACTGGAACGGAACACTGGGATACAAACTCAAAGCAGCGAAATAGAAATATGCTTCTGGGCGGTGCTGCTGCTCTTGGGGGAGGCGCTTTAATGCTTGGTGGTGGCGGCCTCGGCAGCATTGGCACGGCTGTTAAAGGGGCGCTCGGAGGCCTGGGCGGCGGCGCTGGGGGGCTTGGCGGCACCTTAGGCACGATTGGGCGGGTTGCTCAGGGAGTCGGTGCTGTTGGAGGGTTGATAAATAACTTGCGTGGTGGGGGCGGCGGGCCATCTGTTCCGAACGCGGGCAACCTGATCAACCAACAACAGCGGATGAATCAAGAAGCGTTCGACCAGATGTTGAACGCTTCCCGAGTGGACAGCGATACTCCTTTCGGAACAACTAGGTGGGAGAGGGGCGAGGATGGTCGCTGGAAAGTAGTACAAGGTCTCTCCCCAGAGCAGCAGAGCCTTTATAACCAAGACCTTCGGATCCGAGGGAAGCAGGGAGATATTTCTGAGGGGATGCTGCAGAGGGTTGGTCAGGAGTACGGCCAGGATGTAAACTTTGCCAACGATCTCCCTGGCTTTCGTCAGCAGCAAGCTGCAAACTTCAATGGCTTGGACGGTAGGTTGCAGTACCTTGGCGGGCCTTTCGACAGGGCAAGGGCAGAACAGGCCGCATTTAACAGCACGATGCGGATGCTGGAGCCGACTCTTCAAAAAGAAGAGCAGCGGCAGAACGAGCGCCTTCTCGCCATGGGCTTTGATGTTAATAGCGAAGCTTACAAAGAGGCGATGAACAACCTGCGCAACCAGCAGGGGATGGTTCGTGCTAATGCGGCTGATCAAGCTTTTATGCGGGGCGGGCAGGAGGCGACTAGCGAGCTGGCCCGGATTATGTCTGCCCGGCAAGGGGCGCAGGGCGAGCGGATGGACCGCTTTTCAACTGGGATGGAGCAGAGGCGCTTTCGAGCAGGGGAGAACGATCGCGGCTTCAATCAAATGCTGCAGCGGATTGGGGTGAGAGAGCGCGATCGGGCTCGGAAGCTGAACGAGCTAAACGCTTTCCGCTCAGGCGGGCAAATCCAGACGCCAAATATCGCTGCGCAGATGGGCACGCCCAGTCTGCAAGTACCGAATCTCATCGGGGCTAATCAAGATCAGTATAATAGCCAGCTTGCCGCGAACAATGCTAGAAATGCCCGCCAGGACAACTTCTGGCGGGGCCTGATGGATCTTGGTAGCATCTTCATGAGGTAAGGCATGGCCAACACGATGCTCCCTCCTGAGTACCAAGAAGAGATTGACGCGGCCCTGCGCCAGCAAAAGCTGGCCGCATTGCTGATGCAGCGTTCGCTGCAGGCGGGCGATGGTCCGCAGATGATCTCAGGCCACTACGTTGGCAGCAGCCCTTTGTCGCATCTTGCCCGCCTGCTTGGTCAGAGCAAGGCAGAGCGGATGGATGCCGAGGCTACTAGCAGGATTAGCAAGGCGCGCAAGAGGTATGAAGCTGACGCGGATGCAGACTTGGCAAAGATCCGCGGCTTGCAGTACGGGAGCCCGGAGCAGCAAGTCGAAAACTTCGTGATGGCGCCTGACGAGCGGGGAAATATCCCGACGGCAACGCAGCCGGGCCAAGCCCCTGACCTGATGGCGGCTGAGCGGGCGGGCGCAAGCAGCGGATTCCCCGCCTCGCAAGCTGTCGCAAAAGCCCTTTTTGAGCAGCGGATGAAGGCGCTGGAGAAGTTCCGGGATAAAGCTGCTGATCGGGCGGGCCTCCAAGACCTGCCCTCGATCTTCGCGCAGCAAACCCCGGAGCTTCCCGCTGGCGTGCGGTCGAAGCAGAAAGTGCAGATGGTGGAAGGCTTGCCTGTCGCTGTGCCGGAGGAATTTTCTCCGGGCGGCCCGATGCCGCAGCTTATTGGTCCGGGCTACCAGCCGACGACGGTTGCGGGCGCTGATGGCAGGCCGATGGCCGCGCAGCAAAATCCGCTGACTAAGAAGACTGACGTACTGGACAAGGCGGGAAGGACTTCTGTCCAGGTTAATACTCAAGATACTGAAGACCCGTACTGGAAGAAAGTGATGACAGACTTGGGCGAGAAGGATGCTGCCCGAGTAACGGCCGGGCGGGACGCTCCAGAGCAGATCGCCCAGGTAAGCCGTATCCGGCAACTGCACTTCGACTCGAAAGGGCAGTGGACTGGAGGTCCGGCAGCAGGCCCAGTTCGCTTTATTCGTGACCTAGCTTCCCAAGCGGGTATTCCGATTGACGCAAGTGTTGACCTGACAAACTCAAAGCTCCAAGCGGAGTTTAGCAGCTTGATTGCTCGTGCTATCCTTGGACAAGGTCGAGGCTTGACTGACAGCGACCGGCAGGCCCTCGAACGCTCGTATCCGGGCTTCCAAGTCACGCCGCGCCAGATGCCCGCTTTCTTGGCCCAATACGAGCGTATCCTGCGAGACAACGCGCAGTTCAGCAATAACGCCCTGAGGTCTATGCAGAGAGGGCGGGGGACGCAAGCCCCGACTGCCCTGCGGGACAACCCGGTATTGCCGGCGCAACAAAAGCCAGCCTCTGAAATGTCAATTGAAGAGATTGAAGCGGAGCTTCGGGCAGTCCGGAGGCGGTGATGGACGAGCAGCGAGTACGGGAGCTAGAACTGGAGCTAGAACTGCGCCGCCGCCGGCAGCAGCAGCCTCACACGCATGAAGCTTTCACGCCCCCGCCAAATACCCTTCGCGCCGCTGCGGCGGGTGCTGCAGTTGGCCCGTCGAAAACCGTTTCTGGCATCCTTGATTTCCTGAACGAAGGCGCTGCTCGTAACGCAGAAAGGCAGGCGGCTACAGGCTTCCCCGCTGCGAGAGGGCCAAAGGCTCGGAGTCAAGAGCAGCGCCGGGAAGCTGCCCTAACACCGAAGGTAGATGCCCTGCGGGATATGATGGCGGGTGGCCCGGCGGAAGGTACTGCGACCACTGTTGCCGAAGGCATGACGGGCGGGCTTCTGTTCCCCGGAGGCCCGCTTGCAAACGCAGCTTCAGGCGGCTTAGGCGCCCTCGTCGGGGACTATGGGAATAAGCAGGATTGGAATCCACTGCTGACGCTCGGCCTTTCCACGCTTGCAGGTGTAGGCCCGGCGGCTCTTCTCGAAACGGGGCAGGCAGCCCGCGGTGGTTCTCGTTTCCTGGCAGCCGGGCGGGCGAAAGACGCCCTTGCGCGGTCCAGCCCTGAAGGACTGGAAGAGGCGAAGAAGTTCCAGCAATGGGCGGCGAAGAGGGGCTACTTCTTGCTCCCGTCGCAAAGCACTGCAAAGGCAACGCCGGGCTTGCTGGACCTTGAAACGAGCGTTTTCCAGTCTCGAAGCCCTGCTGTACAAGCCTTGCGGGAGAAGGTCTTTGGCCAGTACAGTCGGGCGGATAGCCTTGCCCGGCAGACTGTTGACGAGATGCCCGGCCGGGTGCTGCCGGAGGAAGAGGCCGCTTCGCAGGTTGTAGGGGCGGCGGAAGAGCTTCGCAAAGGTCGGCGGCAGGTAGGCAACATCGCTGCAAAACCCTTCTACGAGGAAGGGAAAGCAGTACTGGCCAATCCTACACAGCAGGCAAGCAGTGACGTTCGCCGGGCCTTGGTAGATGCCCGCACGTCTACTACCTCTGGCGACGTCCGATACGGCGCAGCAAAGCTAGAAGCGATGCTGGACGAACTCAAGAAGGCGAAAGGCAAGGAAGTAACTCCCGCCGACCTGCGCGACGTGCATGAACGGTACACGGCTTGGCTGGATACGCCTAACGAAAAAGGTACGATCCTCCCTGACACGGCAAAGCAAGAGCTACGCCTCCTTTCTGAGCGGTCGGTGAGGAAGTTGGCTGAGGACATTGCCCCCGCCCTTCGAGAAGGTAGGGAGGTTGCTGCCCGCTTTAAGAGTGACTTCGACTATGACCCCTTCGATGCGGTAACAAGGGAGGGTAGGACGACTGCGACAAGGACTGCCCTTACGCAGTTGCTGCGCCAGCCTCGTATTGCGACGGAGCTGGCCGAGGGTGTGAGAGCGCCTCAGTTTGAAGCGGCGACCGGGAAAAGGGTGGGCGAGACGACGCTGGGCGCAAACATTGAAGCGCCATCAAATGCGCTTAAAACAGCCGCAGATGCTGAGCGACGCAAGGCTTTCCGCCTTATGCAAGGGGAAGAGAATCCACAGGCTCCCTTTTTCTTCGCCTCTGCCTTAGCGCCTGACGAAGCAGTGCGTGCGGAACTGGCGCGCGCGGTGACTCGGCTGGGCGGGGATGGCGGAAGACTGGGGGAGAACTTGGACCTTCTTACGGCTCTTGGTCGGCCGACCAGCGCCCGAGGGAGTAATATCGATCCGACAGCTATCAGCCCAATACAGACAGTGCAGGCGGCGGGCGCTGCAGGGCCGCTGCAGGTGCATCAAGCTCGGGCCTCTATCGTCAGGGCGATGATTAACCGGATGAGTGACGCCTCTGTAGCAAAAGCTCTGAGTGAGCCAAATGCTGTTGCTGCCTTGGAGCAGATCGCCGGGGCAAAAGCTATGAGTCCGCGCGCTGCGCTTGCCGCCTTGATGACGGCGCAAGGTCAGATGCAGGAATAGTTCCATAATAGGAGCGACTAAAAGTGCCATACAATCCCTCAACTGGTGTCTACACCCCGCCGGCTGCGAACTTCCCAGCGGTAGGTGGGACAATTATCTTTGCCGCTGACTACAACGCAGTCATCAATGATGTTGCGACTGCCCTTTCACTATCCTTCCTTCGGGACGGCAGCCTTGCGATGACAGGACCGCTGAACTTGGGCGGGCAGAGAATTATCAATATCGGCAATGGCTCTTTAGGGCAGCCCTCCCTAGTGTGGAATGCTTCTGAAGGCATCTACTCAATAGGGCCGGGCGACCTCTCTGTAACCCTTGGCGGCCTTCGGGTGGGTTGGTTTACTTCTGCTGGCTACTCTGGGCGGATTAGCTCGCCGACTTATGTCGGGGCTCAAAATTTCTCCTCCTCCCAGGTCGATGTAGCAACGCAGCAGGCTTCAGATAACTCGACAAAAGCCGCCAGCACTGCTATGGTGCAAGCAGCTCTTGCGGCTTCTGCCCTGAATCCGGCGACCTCAGTAGGCCAGCGTGCTGTTCGACAAGCTAAGTTTTCGTTCTTCAATCTTCCTTAGTGGGAGCAGCAAATGGCTCTTGATGTAACTGTCCCTCAGCGCTACCGCGACGCTATTGTTTCCTTTACTGCCGGTGTTGGCACCACTGCTAAGCTGTTCATTGACGAGCAGCAAGCGACGGGAAACCTTCTGGGCGACTCCCGCCTGCTCGACGCTGTTGTGTCCAGCACCGACGCGGCGAGCAAAGATATGATTGTCTGGAAAGGAAGGGTTACGACTCGCCAGGACGCTGCCCTCACAGGGGCAATGACGATCACGGCTACGAACACCATCAACCGAACGACGGGGAGCTTTGTCACGGACGGCTGGCGGGTGGGCGATACAGGGATGCTTTTTGCCCCGGTAGCGGGTGCGGCTAATGCTTCTGACGGCCTTTTGGTCATTGTAACAGGCGTCACTGCCCTCGCCCTTACTTGCAACACCCCGGTCGCCCTGACGAACGAGACCCTCCTTGCAGGAACGAGGCTTTGTGAAATTGCTCAGCTCTTTACTACGCAGATTCCTGCAAATGCTGGAAATGCGAATGCAATCCCGAATGTCACTTTGTTGAACAATACAATGGACGCTGCGCAGGACAAGGCGGGCATGATGGTAGAGGCTGATGCAGTTTTGGCTCTTTCCATGGCAGCCGCGGTTGCGGCCCTTCCAGCTCGGATTAGTGTTAATGGCCGGCTGGCCCGCTACTAGGAGTAGAAAATGCCGATTTGGGAAAGAGCAGGACTACCTAACACTACGCTAGGCCCGAGCAGTAGCGCCGGCATTCCCGTCGGTGCGCCAATGCCTTACCTGGCCAGCGGCGCGGGCGTGGCATCGCGTTTGGTGGTGGGCGGGCAGG